AAGCCCCCTCAATTTTGCTGGAATATGTTGATTAATGGTACGTACAATGAATTACAATTAACTATTTTAGGAACTAATTTGCAACCTATTCGCATAGGGGATCCAAACATGACATTTCTCCTTGCACTAAAAGACAATGAGGAATGGGGAGGAAAATGAATCCAGTGATGCTAAATAGTTTAGATTTAAAAAATTGACTTATTAATGGAATGATATGTAATGCATATCATGCCATGGAGTGAAAATACCGACTTTCAAAATGCAGTCATTTATACAATTAAAAATAAAAATGAGCCAACCCAATTATATGTAGGTTCAACTGTAAATTTTAAGCATAGATGTAGAAACCATAAATATTATTCAAAAAAAGCCCCAACATGTCAGTTGTATCAAGCTGTAATAGATTCAGGAAGTTGGGACAATTGGAGTTTTGAAATATACGAACTTTTTCCATGTAATAATTTAGGCGAATTGTTAAAACGAGAAGACGAATGTCGTATATTGTTAAATGCAAATTTGAATACATATACGCAAATATCATATGTAGATAGAAATCAACGTCGCCACACTGTTATTAATTGTGAGTGTGGCGGTAAAAGCCAACGTCTGCATATATCAACACATTATAAGTCAAAAAGACATCAAGATTATCTAGCTACTATAGTAGTATGAACCAAGAATTGAGCGATAATGTGTTGGATAATTTTTACACGCAAGTGTTGCAAGAACAGACACGGCTAATGGGAGAAATGAGGAATTCGCCCGAGAAATTTAAAGACAACGAAGTGTTGCATACGCACATTACGTCGTTAATGAAATCCGTATTGAAATTTAAGGCAATTCGAGAAAAGATTAAGAATAAGCGTGACTAATTTTTTCTAACGTTATGTTATGCCAACTCGTTTATGTGTAATGCCAAGTACTTCAGGAGGTTCTTACAAGATAGGAAACGGTGTACACCGCATGGGTGGTCAAGGTGTTCGAGCCATTATGATGGGAAAAGGTGCAGGTGCAGTGTTGCTTGACGGCGGAATGGGTGGCCAGTCGTCGTACCAGTCGCTAGATGCATACAAACATGCAACGGGTATGAATCCCGCCATGCGAGAAGTGAAAGGGAATGGGTTAGAGAAATTAAGCAATAAAATTAGCGGATTGTCGATTCTTCCGCCAAAAAAGAAGAAGAATAACATCAAGTTTGAACTTTAGGGTAGGGAACTACATTCCCTACGACCCTTCTTTTAGGAGAATCCTGATTTAAAGTATATTTTACGATTTTTTTTTATAATGGTAAAATATGAGTTCCGCAGACAAGTTGGTATTTGATTTGAGTCAGGAAATCGAGGGCAGTCCCCAAGTGTTCATCCGTAAGGACTGGTTGTCCATACTCGATAACATGAACCAGAACTATAGTGCGAACCAGACTATTATAGACACTTCTCAACTTTCGAACAGTAACAAGTTCATGAATTACCGTGAAGGCTATTTGGCCCTCCCAATGACACTGGTTCTCACGGGTTCGGCGTATGTGGCCCAGACTGTTACCCCCCCAGCAGGTATTACCCCGAGTGGTATGCTTCCCGCTGGTACTGTTGTCCCTGTTGCAGGAGTTGTTGGTGCATCTAACCCTGCCACAGGCGGTGCAGGTGTGTACACAATGGGTACATCGTGCGACCAAGTCATGGGTCTTAAATCGTGGTTCGGAACAATCATCCACTCTTTTACCCTTGACATGAACGGAACCACAATTATCCAACAGACACCGTTCATTAACATGGTCAACTCGTTTAGACTCCTTACGAGTCTCTCATTCAACGATGTACTTACGCAGGGTTCAACCATTGGGTTTTATCCTGACGACCCTTCTACCTTTTCGGTGAACGGTGTTGGCAATACAACTGCAACTCCAGTTACTGGTTCGCCAGACGGCGTAGGTGCCTGCAACAATTCGATATTCCCTTCGGGGTCATCGTTTGACAATTCAATTATCCCAGCTACTCTTTCGGTAGGCCAAGCATCGGCATTCATGTATGGCGACAAAAACAACGGCAACTACGGCCTTGCCCGTCGTATTGCTTATTTGGCGTTCGACCCAGATGCCATTGTAGGCACTGGTCAAACTACAGGTGGTGGTCTTTCCACTACTACGCTCTACAGTCAGCTTATTGCAGGTAGCACGATTAACGCAAACGCTACCTACGGCCCTTCTACTGGTCTTTCTAATTTGTGGATTTCGTACATTTCGCAAAAATCGAACAGTCTTGGAGCAGGTGGCACTCCTTTCCTCGTATCGTCGGTTATGGCAACCATTTACTTGAAACACATCCACAACTTCTTCGCCATGATTCCTCTCCTCAAGGGTACATTCTTCAAAATGACTGCATTCCTCAACAACGCTACAACTCAGTTCACGGTTTCTGGGCGTGTATCCGACACTACAGGCCAATCGATTGCCAACCCGCTAGGCAATACCCGTGCAGGTGTTCTTGGGTTATCTTCAGTGTCAGTTCCTGTCGGCGGTGTCAATCCTCTCATGATTACCACTGCACGAATTGGACAGGGTGGTTCATCTGCACTCGGCAACGGCACATACGTAGCATCGGTCAGTGTTGGTTCTCGATGCCTCTCCCCTCTGCAGTCCGCAGTCGTTGGGCAAATAGTTGATTCGCCACTATCGAAGTCCATCTACCTCTACGTACCAGCGTACACTTTTAATCCTGTTTTCGAATCCGCATACCTATCCTCGCCTGTCAAATCCATCAAGTACAGCGACTACTACCAGTATCAGGTACAGAACATCTCCGCCAATGGAGGCCAGTTTAACAATCTAATTACGAACGGTATCGCCAACATCAAATCGGTACTAATAATTCCATACTACAGTGCATCGTCTGCACAGGGTGGTCAGCTCTCGGGTCTTCCTGCAGGGTTACCAGTGTACCAGTCGCCATTCGATACGGCAGGTGCAGGTTCGACATCCCCCTTCTGTCTTTTCAACAATTTCAATGTCGTCATAAGTGGACAAAATTCCATCTACAATACAGAACAGCGAGCTTACGAACATTTCAATGACTGGGTAAAGGGATGCAATTCCGTGAACGGAGACCTCACCGACGGTCTCACCAGTGGTCTCATCGGGTGGAACGGGTGGTGGAAGTCGCAGTGCTTCTGGTACACCAACGTCGGTCGCCAGTTGCCCGTGGAAGAGCAAGTACCCAAATCCGTGCAGATTGTTGGTACAAATCAGTCGAACTTCGCTCTTGACCTTTTCGTGTTCATTGAATACGGCGTTGCAGTAGATGTCGACGCACTCACGGGTGCAAGAGTCTAAATTAGACGAATAACAACTTAAAAAGAATCTAACATGTAAAGTATGTTGCGAACTAAAAAAGAAAAAAAAATCGAAACGAAAAAGCCAGTCCAGCCCGAGCATATCGAGATGGAAATTGCTACTCAAACCGAACCCATTGTTGTGCATTCTTCAAACGAAAAAAAAGTCGAAACGAAAAAGCCAGTCCAGCCCGAGCATATCAAGATGGAAATTGCTACTCAAACCGAACCCATTGCAAAGGTGTTGACATCGAAGGAAAAGGAACTGAAGCGTAAACGTGAATGGTCTGCCAAGAAGCGTCGTGAACAGGGAACACCTGCCCGTATTCCAATGACCGAAGAGCAAAAGGCGGAAAAACTCAAAGAAGTGTACGCAAAGAAAGCCGAGTACAACCGAAAGCGACGTGAAGCGATGGCAGAGGATGCAAAACAAGCGGATTTGCAGAAGCGAAAGGAAAAGCGAGATGCCAAGCCCGTAGAGGTAAAGCATGAAGAGTATGTGAAGCAGTATACGAAACGCAAGGAGACGTGGACACCCGAACAACATGAGGCGTACAATGCGAAACGACGAGAGGCGTACCACAAGAAAAAGAATAAAGAGGTAATTGCAACGGCCATTTAGGCATTATCTGAATTTTAAGTATTTTATCCTATTTTTTTTTGTTTGGATAAAATATGAAACAGATTGAAGTCATGCGACCATCCGCTAAACAGTTGGCCAAGTTACGAAAAGGGCATCCTGTACGGTTACAGCAAGGTGAGGGTTTGATTCTTGTGGTGCATCCCGACCGTTTTGACCTTATGTCCAAAACATTTTCACGGGGTAAAGCCCGTACGGTCGATTTGTCGCCTGAAGAACTAATGGCCAACATGAAGATTGCACCAGAGGCACACCAAGAACAACAGGCAGTAGAAGACAACAAAACTACTAAACAGTTTGAAGTGGATAAGACTGTAAAATTGGCAACACCCCGTACAAGTGCCAACCCTGTAGTAGGCACGGGGTTGAAAAGAGTATCTAATGCAGGAGGGCCACGTGGTATGGCAATACGAACATTAGTTGGTGCAAAAGACATAGCTAAACATTTAGGAAAAGTAGGCGACCAAGTCGGCCAGAACTTTTCACCCCAGTTGGAATCTGCATTGGGAAATGCCAACGCTAACCATATGACATCACAAATGGGCAGAATGTCAATTGAAACGGCACGTAATAACCACATTTTACCGCATGAAAAAGGTCAAGGCTTATTCGCAGGCAAGTCGGTAATGTTCGGGCGTGGCCACCGTGAACATACTTCGATAGCTATTGGCGGTAATTTGTTGGCTAACCAGCGTGTGTTGCCACCTGCATTACAGTCGCAACCGTACAGTGCCAATTTCCAGTTCCAGCATACATTACCGCCTAACTTTCAAAGATTTAGTGGCGGAAAATGAATTAAAATTTAATGTTTTTATAATGTATGCTTACGAATATACAAATTGAAGATTTATCTAAACGAATGCAATTCCCTTTAGAAGGTGTATTTTTCAAAGATGAGTTGCCAAAGAAGCTAAAGTACAACACGGGTTATGTCATTAATTTGCAAAACAGCGAAGACGAAGAGGGAAAAGAAAACGACGGAAGCCATTGGACGTGTTTACAAGTCAACAAATACCCGACGGGTCTTATCGAACCAATCTTTTTTGACAGTTACGGCATGCCCCCAAGCGAGGCGGTTAAGAAGTTCGTGAAAGACAACACGGGAAAGTATTTGCCGTACAATAAAAAGGACGTGCAATCGCTCATGGGGAATGCGTGTGGTTGGTACTGTTGTGCCTTACTCCATTTTATTAATAAAAGTGAATATCGCAGTAAAGATTTGTATGCAGATGTTGGTGAATTTTTGGAATGTTTTGATGATTTGAACAAAAGCAACAACTTCAAAAAAAATGAGTTTGTATTGAAACATTTTTTTAGAAGCAAAGACCCATCCAAAAGAACCGAAATAGAAATAGCTTCGGGTGGTATTGACCGCATTAAAGAATCGGAAGGTGGTGGTATCACGATACCAGTAGTAGAACAGTATGTTTAGGCATCTAATATTTTTACGTAATTGCCCAAAATGGCTTCTTTGGATGTTCCCATGGCTTTAGCTACTCTGTCAGCCTCTTTATCGTCTTTGTTGTAATTTGTAAATTTATCTGTAAGGTAAGTGTGACGAAAGTTATTGACGGATACCTCTTTGCCGTGAAAGATTTTGTTGAATCGTTGGTTGAGTTTTACAGGGGTCAACGGGTTTGAATTTTTATCAAATAGTAGCCAATCGGTAGGATTGACTTTACACCATTTGGTAAGAATACTTTTTAATGGTTTTGGAATTTCAACTTTCTGTGTGCCGTAGGTATTTACTGTTTTGTAAGAGTTAAAAACCATTTCGGTTTTGGTCATAAAATTATGCTTATTTTCAGTAATGTTTTTGATTTTAAAATCCGTATAATCTTTTGACCTACGAGGTTCAATAAGAACCCCGCACAGCAATGCAACAATAACAAAATTTTGAATTTTCTGTAAATCGTCCATATTCAACGGTGTTTTCTTCTTGTACAGCCATTCAGCTTGTTTCTTGAGGTCATCAAACATGTTTTGTAGTTCTTCTTTCGTAACCCAGTTTTCCTTTTGGGTTTCAGTAGGAAGTTGGGTAGCCATCTGTTTATTGTAAGAAGTAATGGCGTTGTTTAAAGACTCTTTGTAAGCGGGAAGGTCGGTAATAACAACCAACGCCGATATAATGGTTTTACCACGATTGGGTGGCAACGTGTTTAAAAATACCAACACCTTTTCCGTATCTTGAAAATTATCCCAAATAATCTTTCCTTCACCAAATACGTTTTTGTGTAAGGTTTTCAACACGGATGCATAAGTGGTCAGAGAAGAAGCCCCTAGAGTAGGTCTTTTGCTCAAAATGTATTCCTTAAGTTCGCTCATATTTTATATATATAAAAAAGAGTTTATCTTTAAACGTAAAAAAATAGTATATATTAACAACTTTTCAAATATTAAGGGTTAGAAGGGGGGTTAACAAATATGGTGAAGAAAGAGGGGCGTACAATCCTTTGCAATGTCAACCATCCTTTTACAGTTGCAGGAATAATCTTGTTGTCTTTAAACTCATAGATTTCCTTTTCGTCAATCCAGATGTATATTTTCGTAATTCGCATCATGCCGATAAAATGTTTCTCGTTAGCAATAAGTTGTTCAGTAGTGTGAGCCATTGTTGATGCCTTCCTAGTATTGGATTTATCGTTTCATATTTTTTTTCAAAATAGAATATTAGTGATTAGCAATGGCATTCGGGTTTGTGAGTTTTCCAGTGAGTCTTTTGACATTCCGCACTGCAGTAGTGTACCTTTTTGCAACCAGAACATTTCTTGTGATAT